GCCCTGCTCGGCGGCGGCTACGGCGCGGGGCCGAACGGCCTGCGCGCGTTCGCCGGCAACGGCCCGAGCGATGAGGCGCTTCAGGCCCAGGTGGATGCTTGGCGCCGAGCGAACCCCCACATCACGGCGCTGTGGGACCAGCTCGGCCGCGAGTTCCGAACCGGAGGAGAGCGCATCGTGGCCGGGCAGGACTCCTTCGGCCGAGCCTTCCGCCGGATGCTGCTGCCGAGCGGCCGAACCCTGGTCTACCGAGGCATCCGTGCGACTCAGGACCGTTGGGGCCGCCCGTCCGTGGCGTTCTGGGACGCGCGCCGCAGCATCGCCGTCGAGACGTTCGGCGGTCGCCTTACGGAGAACCTCGTGCAGGCCGTGGCCCGCGACTGCCTGGCGTCTGCGATGGTCCGACTCGACCGCGCCGGGTTCGAGATCGTGGCGCACGTCCACGACGAGGTGCTCATAAAGGGCCCGTCGGACTGGTGGGACTACGCGGCTGGAAGGCCATCCCCCGCCGGCGTCGAGGCGTTCCGCAAGGTGCGGGACGTCATGAGCTCCGACCTGCCGTGGGCGCCTGGCCTGCATCTGCGGGCCGCCGGCGGCGTCGTGGACCGCTACCGAAAGCTCACGGACGCCGACGAACTTGACTAGCCGCAGAACATCTGCATACGATTTGCACAACCCAACCAAGGAGGAAACCCATGGCGACACCAGCCATCGTCGTCGAAGACTTTGCCAAGGAGATGGAGGCGGCACTCCGAGCCGTGCTCCCCGACCACGTCAAGGACGTCCGGGTCACACCGAAGAGCGTCTACGTCAGCCTCGACGAGGGCCGAGGGGCGGCGCGCACCACGAGGAGCTTCGATGTGGATAGACACGGAGACTGGCACCTGCGAGCGATTGAGTGGTCGCCGGATGGCCGGTCCCTCACGGAGTCGGGCCACATCTACGCTTACTCCCGAACGGGGCGTGTTGGCCTCGCGAGCAAGGCGTCGGACTGGTTCTCGCGGGACTTCGCGGAGGTGGTTTCCCAGTGAAGCGCCTACTCAGCCCGAGCGCCGTAGAGCACGACGAGCGCGCCACCGCAGAAATCTGCGACCACCTGGAAGACCTTGCCTGCCACCGAGGCCAGTACTACCCGCGGGACATGAAGCGGATCGCCGACCCGCTCGGTGCCAAGACCGGAAACCTGTCCGAGCGCCTGGCCCGCCGACCCGAGTGGACCATCGGGGAGGTGCTTGCGCTTGCCGACGCAGGCCTGCTCCCCGGGTCGCTGCGGAGCCGAATCGCTGAAGCGATGGGGAGCTCCGCCAAGGACTGCGGAGCCGAAGCGATCGGCCGCGAGGTGTCCCTCGCCTACAACCGGGCGCGTAACTCCATCATCGTCCGCGACCAGGGGCAGGAGATCGGGGTGGCCCGGTTCCACACCCGACTGTCCGACGCAACCACCAAGCTTGTCCGTGGAATCTGCAAGATTGCCGGCAAGCACGACTAACCTCAGAAGACATGCAGTACATCACCGTTTTTCACCAACCAAACTGCCAGTCCTGCCGACTCGCCATGAAGATGCTCGACAAGCTCGGGGCCACTTACGTCAGCCGCCCTCTCGACGACGGTAGCCCCGAGGCTGAGCGGGTACTCAACAGCGCCAAGGCACTCGGCATGACCTCAGCGCCCATCATCGAGGTTCGTGACGAGTCAGGCACTCTTGTCAGCACGCTGAGCGGCTACCGCCCGGCGGAGCTTCGGGAGATCGCCGGGGTCGCCCGATGACACGAGCACTAACACCCCCGGCTTGGGAGATGTACCCGCTGCGCACGGCCGAGCTGTGCGCGGGCTACGGGGGGTTGAGCCTCTCCATCGGAGACAAGCACCCGACGTGGGTGTCCGAGATCGACCCGCACGCGTCCCGAGTCCTGCGAGTCCGGTTCCCCTGCACCCCGAACCTGGGAGACGTGACTCGTCTCGACCTGGGAGCCGCACCTGAGGTGGACGTCCTGATGGGAGGAACGCCCTGCCAGGACCTGTCATTGGCCGGCCGCAGAGCCGGCATATCGCCCGAGACCCGGTCCGGTCTCTGGTCACACATGTGTAGAGCAGCAGAGGAGCTGAGCCCGAATGTCGTCATCTGGGAGAACGTCGCAGGAGCACGCACAGCACGAGGGGGTGGCGGACTGCCAGCCCTCGGAAGAGTGGTCACGGACCTGGCCGGCCTCGGGTACGGCGTGGTGTGGGACTCTGTCCGAGCGTCCGACGTCGGAGCCCCGCACCGCCGCGAGCGAGTCTTCGTCCTGGCCTTCCGGCCCACTGCTGCCGACACTCTCCGCGTCCTCCTCGACCGGACCCGGGAAGCACGGAACAGGCGGGCTGAACATTCAGACCCGGATTCACCAGCTCTTGACCCCCGACTCGGCGACTACAGAGAACGCATGAGGCTGTGGGAGAGCATCGCGGGGTACCCCATGCCCGAGCCAGAGGAGGACTCACCTCGGGGAGGCCGGAGACTCTCTGCGCGGTTCGGGGAGTGGATGATGGGCCTTCCACGCGGATGGGTGACCGGAATCCAGGCCATACCGCGCTCCGCCCAGATCAAAATCCTGGGAAATGGTGTGGTTCCTCAGCAGGGGAAACTCGCCGTCCACACACTGGCGCGGCGGGGATTGGAGGTCTCTCGGTGACACCCCTCGATGAGGCGATCATCGCCAATGACCTGCTACCCCACGAGCAGCAGCGGACCAACCAGGAGATCGCGGACGAGTTCGGTACCTCTGAGGCGTCCGTCCGCCGGCACCGCGCCAAGCTGAAGCGCCGCGGCGCCCCCGATCGGGGTCACGACGCCTTCTTCAACGACGTCCCGGTGGACGCCATCGTGCAGCGCGGGAAGACCATCCGCCTCCCCGACGGCTCCTACGAGAAGATCACGTGGAAGCCTGGTGCCGTCGAGATGGCTGAGGCCAAGCGCCTGTCCTACGACGACCTGCTGCCGGTGTTCGACCGCGACCCCGAGGTGTGGGAGCGGGACCCGCTCGCGCCGGAGAAGCACGCCGTGCTCTGTCTGGCTGACCTCCAGATCGGCAAGGTCGGCTCCCGCGGCGGGACGGCCGAGACGGTCGCCCGAGTGCGCAGCGCCGTGCGGTCGTTCAAGGCGTCGATCCAGGAAGGTGGTCTGTCCACCCTCGTGCTGGCAGACGTCGGGGACGTCACAGAGGGATTCTGGAACGTCAGCAGCCAGGCCCAGACGAACGACATCGCGCTCACCACTCAGATCAGGGTTGCTCAGCGCATCCTCGCCGAGACGGTGGCCGAGCTCGCGCCGTTCTGCGGCCGGCTCGTCTACGCCGCTGTGCCGTCCAACCACTGCCAGGTCCGCACCGGGCTCGGCAAGGGCAAGCAGGCCAACGCCCCGTTCGATGACTTCGGGCTGATGATCTCGGAGAACGTCGAGGATGTCATCGCAGGGCGCCCTGGATTCGAGCACGTCGAGTTCGCTCGGCCGCTCCCCCACGAGGAGTCCGTGACCGTGGACGTCGGAGGAACCGCTGTGGGCTTCACACACGGCCATCTGGCGGGCCGGCAGTCCAGGGTGGGCGACTGGTTCAGGGGCCAGGCGTTCGGCCACAGGAGCGGCTTAGATCGCGCCCACGTGCTGGTTCACGGCCACTGGCACAACTTCGGCGTGAGCCAGGTCGGGGATGGCCGGTGGGTGATCTCCTGCCCGTCAGCGGATCGTGGGTCGGACTGGTGGACAAACATCTCCGGTGACTCAACAGCGTCCAGCGTCCTGAGCTTCGAGGTGAAGGGCGGTGACGCGCTGGCTTGGCGCCTCTGGTGACGAGCATCACGTAAGCACGGCGGCCACACAAGTTCTGTGGCCGCCGTGCTCGTGCCTATAGTTGAGCCATCGCAAGGGAACGAAAGGAACCAGCCCATGAGCGCCGACGACCTCGACCGCAACGTCATGAACCAGGACACCGACTTCATCCTCGGCACCAGCCTCGCCGGCTGGATCGCAGGCCTTGCGCTCTGCGTATCCATCCTCCTGCTGGCCGCCGCCCCTACCGAGATCACTCAGGTGTTCGCCCTCGGGACCCTGGTCTCCACCCTCATCCTGAGCGCCTGGCTCGCCCGCCGGCTCCGCAACAACCGCTGACCCAACCACTCAACCTGACCTCGAAAGGTACAGACCAATGATCCTCCTCGTCCCGATCTTCCTCGCAGTCCTCCTCTTCGTCATCGCGGCCGTCATTGGCATCATCCTCAACATCATCCGGGCTCTGCGCGGCAAGCCCCGCCCCCTGCCCAAGCGCGCCTACTGGGACCCCAGCCACCCCCGCTACCGCGAGGCCCACACCGTCTACCTCTCCACTGAGCCCCCAGCCCAGGGCTGACACCACAGGACGCGGAAGAGCCCGCTGCACCATCACGGTGCAGCGGGCTCTTCATCTCACATGTGCTTCTTGATCTCGGTCGGGGGCTCCGGCGGGACGTCATCCGTCCGAGCTCGAGCCCACCGGAGCAGGCGCCCTGCGTAGTCGATGGCTATCCACTTCACCGCGTGAGCCCCGCGCTCCGACTCCACGGCCTCATCGCGGCGGGCCTCCGCGACGGCGACTGACTTCTCCAAGGCCTCAACCCTGTCGGCCAGGTGCTGCACCGTGATGTCGAGCACCTGGACCTTGCTCGCCTCTCGCTGAGTCCTGCGGGTCAGGGACGCCCCACCCATGGCGGCCGCAGCCGCCACAATCGCGGTGAGCAGTGGCACCACGTGCGGCGTGATTTCAATCAGGTCCATATCGTCCTCACCAGATGATCTCTCCGCTCTTGTGGGGGCCCGCGCCCTCCACCCCCAGGTCCAGGGTGTACCACGGCGCCTCGCCGTCCCCGAAGTCCTGCCACTTGCAAGTCCCGCCTGCGGCGCCTTCGATCTCCACGATTCGGGCACCCTTCACGAGCACCGACACTGACGCGCCGGGCTCGCCGGCCACGTGGACGACGAACTGGTCCTCGCCCCGCTCCAGCCGGGCACTTGACGCGCCCCGGTCGGAGGACGAGAACACGCACCACGGCGCGCGCCGAGACGCAATCGCAGGCACGTAATCCGGCAGGACCCAGGACGCCTCGCCGTTTTGGTCGAGCTCGACGACGTTCCAGTACTCGATGCCATCGAAGGGGGACTCGGTTGCCATGTGCTGAAGCATGGCCCCGCCCCGCTCCTCAGACATCTTGGGGACGTGCATGGAGAACCTCTTCGTCTTCCCCGTGGTGAAGAACCCGTCTCCGTTGATGCAGGCGTAGTTGCCATTGGCTTTCGACCACATGTAGGTCCCGGCGTTGCTCCCGGAGGCGAACCCTAGGTTGCGCCCACCCCCGACGCTGGAGATGCGCCAGTGGTCCCAGGCAGCGAGAACGCCATTGTCGGTGGTGAACCGGTCTCCGGCGAAGAAGAACGCCTCGTTTCGCTGGCCCTGGGCCACGATCCGGGTGTTGTTGAGCGCGTTCTGCAAGGAGATTCCCTGCTGGCCGACGTACATCTCCAGGGTGCGGTCGTTCACCTGGAAGTCGATGTACCCACCGTTGATGCGAAACGCCGCTGCGTTCCCGCCCCACCCGATCTCCCGGTTCCCGACAGTGAGGTGCCCCGACACATCGAAGATTGAAGACGGCGCAGCAACTACTGTCTGAAGCTCCCCGGCGCCGTTCTGCTTGAGCATGATCCCGCCGGGGTACCGCAGGGGGGCGACAGACCTGTTCAGGACCAGGCCCATGCCGTACCGGACAGACTCACCAGGAGGGGAGCCGATGTCTGCCAGTCGGGTGTAGGACCACTCGTCCTTCGCCATGAGGCGGCCTGTGATGTCGATGTTCCCCGTTCTCGCGTCGATGCGGAACGTGTCGGAAGTTCCGTCAGCGCTGACCAGGCGGAGCCCGTTCGAGTCCAGGACCACCCGGCTGCGGTTCCCCCCCGCGGTCTGCACTGTGGCACCCGTGATTATCTGGCCGTCGAGCGCCCCGACGGCGAGCATGTTCGCAGTGATCTTGTCGAACACGCCCTCCTTTGCCGTGACGATCTGCGACCACAGCTTCTTCGCCACGGCCTCGTCGAAGTTGCCGGAGCCGGCGATGATCTGGTTGGCCTCGATCTTCAGGAAGCGCCCCACGCCAGCCGCGATGGTCTGCGCAGCCGGGTCCTGAAGAGCGCCGGAGTCAATGATGCGGTTCGTGCCCACGGGGAGCTTCCCCGCAGCCTGAAGCGTGGCTATAGCCAGCTTGGCCGCAGAGGAGAGGGCCGGGTCGTCCTCGACCTCGGCCCACACGCTCCCCTTGGGGGATGTCTGCTGCTTCCCCATCAGGACGCAGCGCCGTCCTTAGCCTGCTCGCGCTCTAGCTCGGCTACGCGAGACTCAGCGAGAACAGCTCGCGTAGTCATCGCCGAGAGCTCGGCGGAGAGGCGGTTGATGATGTCGGCGGCGTCAATCATGGGCTGGTCGTTCATGCCCCAATCGTAGCGAATCGCCCCCACCGCTAAGCGATGAGGGCGATTCGCATCCCAACCCAGCCCCCGAGAGGAGCACGAGATCATCCTACCAAGGACTCACTCGGTCTCGACGTGGTGCCGGGCGAACAGTGCAACGGCGACCGGAGCGAGCTGCTCCAGAGCGCGCATGACTGCCTCCGCGTTCTCCGCCGTGATGACGCCGTAGGCGACCGCCAGGGTGAAGACAGCTGCGATGACGCCGTAGGCGGCCTTGCGCTGCTCCGCGGTGAAGGTGAACTTACCGGATGCGTGCTTTCCAGGCATGGTTTCCTCCTTTCGGCCTTGTGGGCCGGGGACCAGTCTAGCCGGTGAAGACCTCAACGCTGCAGGCGACCTCCTTGCGCCCATCCCACACCGTGATGGTGGCTGGGACCTCCGTGCGGCCGTCCCACACCGTGACAGCGGGGCCCGCAGGCGCCGGAGTCTCGTAGACGCTGACCGCCTTGATCGTGATATCGCCACCGACCGCGCCGAGCGACGGAAGCCAGTTCGGCTGATCCGTGTCAGACAGGAGGAAGTCGATATGGCGCGTGACGAGGCGGCCCACCGAGAGCGGGAAGTCGTCAATCGCCGTCTGCCTGATCTTCGACTTGCCGGCGTTGAAGTGGTTGTGCCGGATCGAGAGAGTCGTCGCAGTGGTGGTGGTGTACGTCAGCTCGACGCTCCACCGCTTCGACCCAACCGGGATGGCGTTGCTGTCATAAGGCGTCGAGGTGGCACCGGCGGGGAGCGTGATGCCGTCTGCCACGATGCGGCTAGACGACTGCCACCAGGCACCAAAGACCGGGAGAACTGAGTCAGCCATTAGACCGCCTTCCGCACGAGGACGGTGTTAGCCGGCGTTCCAGGCGGGACGGGCTGAGTCTTCTCCAGCACCCGCAGGTTGCTCGGGCCTGCTGCGCCGGGGGTGCCCGGTGCACCAGGAGGTCCAGGCGGACCGGCAGGGCCGGGAGAGCCAGCGCCGCCGCTCGGCTTGGCCGAGGTCTTCGCAGCTGATGCCTCGAGCATCGCCTGGATGCCGGCGGGAGTCAGGTCGCTGGTGGTCTGTACCGAGCCGCCGTCGCTGACAGCGCCCGAGGCTGACCAGTCGCTCCAGCCCTCATCGTCCCAGGTGATGGAGTAGGTGCCTCGCCCGGGGGTCTCACGAAGAGCTACATCGGGGAGGTTCGTAACGTCAACGCCGCCCGCGGCGGGCAGGACAGGAGAGGCCTGAACCCAGCCCGCCGCAGGCGAGACAAAAGTGATCGATCGTGTGGCCATGACCCCAGTCTAGGCCACCCGGCGCACCGTGACGTCGTGGACCACGAAGCCGTTCGCCGGCGCCTCGATCCAGGGAGCCCACAGCGACGTCGCGTTGCCGTCCTCGCGTGGCGTCACCGTCAGCTTCGCGGTCACCCGATCGCCGGCCTTCAGCGTCCAGTCCGCCAGCTTGGCGCCCTGGTCGAGCTTGGTGACCCCGAACTCCTCGAAGGTGCGGCCGTTGTACACGTACGACGTCATCTCCGGCTCGCCGAAGTTGCCGTGCCACGAGTACGTGAGCGTGATCTCCCACTGGCCGTCGGAAGGCTTCATCTGATCCACCTTCGGGACGATAGAGCCCCCGGCGCCGGGCAGGTGGTAGCCGTCAGGCTCGGCCGTGACGTTGAGCAGCGACCACTCGTTGAGCGGCGGGAACTCCCGATCCGAGGTGGTCAGCACCTTGTCCGTGCGAAAGATCAGGGCGCCGCGGGGTGTTCCGGCCGGCACCGGGGCGCCAACATCGAGGCGCACGATGCGGGGCTGCCTGGTCAGGTCCACCACCGCGGCGTGCGTGGCGGCGACGTCCTTGGCGACCCCCTCCGCAGTCGCCGCCGTTGACTCGGCCTTGGCTCGGGTGGCCCGGATGGAGTCGGCAATCGCGGCCGTCTGGGACGCCTTGGTGAAGCCCTTCAGCGTCTCGTCGAGCTCGGTCTTCCGCACCAGGCCGCTCAGGTCCGGTGCAGCCGGGAGCTCCTCCTTGCGGACGTAGCCGCTCAGGTCCGGTGCAGCCGGGAGCTCCTCCTTGCGGACGTAGCCGCTCAGGTCCACCGGCTTCTGCGGGGCCGGGGTGGACGAAGCGCCGCCGATGTTGATCGTGATCTGCGAGGGCACGGAAGCGCCGCCCACCTCGATGGCGGACGGCGCTTCAGGTGTCTTGTCTGTATCAGCCATACAGACAGGCTACCGGGTCACCAGAGCTTGCCGGTGCCCGACTTGGAGTTGTTCAGCGCCCGCTGGAGCGCCCCGATCGTGGCGGTGCCGGCCTCTCCGTCAACCCAGTCGGCGAAGTCCCAGCCGGCGGGCAGGTACTCCTTGTGCCAGGCGATCACGAGGTACTGGAAGGTCCGCCAGGTGTTGGGGCCGAGGATGCCGTCGGTCTCCAGCGCCGGGGTGCCGTTCAGCGCGATCTGAGTGTCCGCCGGAACAACCGAGTTGAGGAACGCCTGGAACCGCTCGACGGCGGGGGAGCCGTCCTCGTCGAGCACACCATCGATGGTGGTCCCCATGACCTGCTGAAGCCGGCCGATGGTCGCCATGCCGAAGACACCGGTGCACCGGAGCTCGCCCTGTCCATCGGACTTGTTCCACTTGCCAGTGTAGGGATTCACGTCCACCACCGGCGCCGGGGACGACACAGCCCCAAAGCCCGAGCCGTCGGACAACTCGGACAGGTGCGAGTACCAGCGGCCGGGGCAGTCCGTGCTCATCCAGTCGCGGTGGCCCACGATGGGGAGCGGGCCGTGCTCGGCGCGGATGGCCTGGATCAGGCCGATCACGGTCGCCACGTCGCCGTCGGTCATCTCCGGCCGGCACTCGATGCCGATGGAGCGGGGGTTTCCGCCGGGGCCGGCGTGCCAGGCGCGGTCGTAGTCGTGGACCAGCTGAGTCACGCGGCCGGCCGAGGCGACGTAGTGGGCCGAGGAGTCGCCGTCGTCACGGCACAGGTAGTTCACCACGTTCTGGTGAGACTGCCCATCGACGCCCCAGTGGTGGATCGTGATGGAGTCGGGGTCGCCGAAGGGGCGCCCGCTGGAGTAGTTGGGGGACCACTGGACGTCGGTCACCGCAGCGTTGGTCATAGTTCCTCCTGTCAGTAGGTGATACAAGCGTATCGGTCAGTAGTGCGACTTCATCTGGTAGACGTCTCCGAATGGGTCGAGCCACAGCGACTCACCCGGGGTGCCCTCGTCAGGCGGGAGCTGCCCGCCCCACATCGCCCCAGCCAGGCGCTCCTGTGCTTCTCGGATCGCTCGGAGGTCCTTGTCGATAGCGGCCTTGGCGCCGTCGATGAGCTGCTGCGAGCCGGTCAGCTTCTTCACCAGCGCCTCGGTGTCAATCGCCGAGGCCACCGTGTGCGGGAACGGCCGCGACCACGGGCCGGGCTTCCCGTCCTGAGCAAGTAGGCGCACGCGGAAGTTGTACTTCTGTCCCGGGTCCAGCGCCGCCTGCGCCTCAGTGACGCTCTTGTCATAGATGCTGCCCGTCGCCTTCCAGCCATTGGGTGGCTCAGACTCGCCGGCGAGGTGGATCGACACCTGCCACCGGTTCGCCCACCACGGGGCCGGCTGACGGTTCGCCGTCGTCCCATTGAAGCGGATCGTGGCGACGCCCATCTGAGACAGGACAATCGGCCGGGATGCCTCGGGCGTCGGAGGCTGAGTCCACTCCAGCCGGAGCATCTGCCCAGACTCGTCCCAGTCACTCGGGATGCGCTTGTCGGTACGTGCCTGAACCCAGAACAGGTACCGGACGCCGAGCTCGGCGCTGCCCCACGCGACCTTGTTCGCCGTGGTGACGAGCTGAGTCTCCTCGAGCCACTCCTTGGTCCCGTTCACCTCGAAGTTGCGCACGCGGGCGATGCGCACGCGGTACTCGACGATCTTGTCCTTCAGCTCGACCCCATTGACGTCGAGCTTCGGCGCGGGCCATGCCATCTCCACCAGGGTCTCGAGCCCGGACCCGGTGTCCGTGACCGTGCCCTTCACCTCCAGCGTGTTGGACCGGATCACGGCCGGCGTCTGCGCGACCTTGGCCTGAGACGACCGGGATCGGACAGGCTCCGCCGTTGACGCTGCGGCGGTGCCGGTCGAGAGCTTCGACGCTGCAACCTCCTGCGCGAGCCGCGTCTGCGCGTTGGCGATCATGGTCCCGAAGATCGTCGAGCCAGAGCACCAACCCTCCGAGTAGTCAACCTGAATCTGGCTGACACGGAGCCACTGGTCCCTGCCTGCGGCGTGCTCGACCCAGAACCAGTCCCCGACGTTGTAGTCGACCCAGGGCAGGAAGCACCCGGGCTGATCCGCCTGCCAGTCCCTGACGATTTCCTCCTTCGGCCGGGATCGCTCCAGGAGCGCCTCCTGAGCGGCCGTCGCGGCGTCGCTCTGAGTCTCAACCCAGTTGGCCTCCAGGGAAATCTCCCGACCCTCGCGTGGGTCGAAGTCCGGATCGGTCGGGACCTGCACCTTGAACCGCGCGCCGTCCTTACCGAGGACGTGAACCGCGGTAGCGATGTCGGCCCACGACAGGGAGTTGGTTCCTCCGCTGGACCGGCCCGCCGGCCAGCGCTTCGGGTGCAGTGACTCCAGCGGCTTGTTGACTGGGGGCACCAGGACGAGTTGCCGGCCCTCCCACCGGGGCTGAAGTGCCCCGATCTTCTGGAAGCTCTCGAGCAAGTCCCAGAGGGTTGAGGTCCACTTCACCTCCATCCCCTTGACAGACGGGTACTTGGTCCAGGCGTTGCCGTTGGCGTCGGCCGCGGGGGCCCCCTTGAAGGTGAGCCCGCGCCCCCACCCACGATCCTGGGCCTTCAGCCAGGTCTGGATCACTAGGTCCGCGGGGACGTCCGTGGTGGAGTTCCCCTGCGCGGGCTTGTTGGGGTCCTTGCGCAGCCGGAAGTTCTCCTCCCACACGAGGGCCTGCTTCAGCCGCGCGCTGATATGCACGCAGTCGATGGTGCGGGACTTCGTGCCGTCGGACAGGAGATTCCACGTGGCCTTGCGGACGAGGAACCGTCCGCCGGCAGGCTCGGACCAGGTTCGTCCCCCGTCGAAGGTCACCTCGACGGCGACCTCGTTCTCCTCCTCCAGCGCCAGGTTCGGCTCCTCAGTGTGAGTGAGCTTCAGCGTCGGGACCCCCGAGATGGAGGTGGTCAGGCTGATCTTCGTCGCGTGGTGCAGCACCCCAATGCGGTCCCCACCGTAGGCGCCGTAGACAACGGCGCGCAGCATCATCTTTGGACTCCCGGTTCTCGCCATCAGTACGCCCCCTTCCACCAAAGGATCGCGGTCCCGCCGTTGACCTCAATGACCCCGTCGCCGTTCTCCCGCTGAGTGAGGCGGAAACCACCGGGAGAGATCGACAGTGTGGGGGTGGCGCGCTGATACACCGGCATGGTGGTGGGGTCATCCACCCCAGCAGTCAGCTCGCGCCCGGCTGGCACGGATCGCACGTCCCAGCCCTCGGTGTCAATGACGAGCCACTGCTGGCTCGGCACGCGGCCAACACTCAGGGACGAGTCGCCGATGATGTCTCGCACCACGACGGTGCCGCCGTCGGTGTCTGCCTTCACCGCGATGTGGGTGGCAATGGCGTCCTTGCCGGAGACGACCGGGAAGGACTTGCGGCCGTTCGTCACTGCATCGACGCGCTCGGGGGTCTTGCGGCGCCACTCGCCGGCGACCGCCTCGACGGTGAAGGAGACCAGGAGGTCACCGTCGACGCCCTTAGGCTTGGCGGAGACCGAGCTCGACACGCGCCCCTGCGCCTCCAGCTCTTCGCCGTCGCGGCGGGTCCAGCCCATGGTGTGCAGCGACCGAGCACCTGTGATGCGGCGCAGGATGCGCAGCCCGGCGGTCTGGTGGGCGGCGAGGATGAGCAGCTCCAGCTTCACCGTGGAGACGCCGGCTGCCATCGGGGCCAGGGCGAGCACACCGTCGTAGCGGGGCACCTTGACGCTGGGCGAGACCATCGACCCCCATTGGGGGAGCTCGGTCTTCGCCGTGAGTAGCCAGCGTCCCGCCGGGTCATCCAGCGGGACACCATCGATTGAATACGTGTCGTTGGGCATGGCCCCAGTCTATTAGGACAGGGCCAGGGCGATGCCCTGCGCGACGTCGTTCCGAGTCTTCCAGTCCTCCTGCTTCTGCGGGTAGTTGTTCGTGATGTTGATCGTGGGCTGAACACCTCTGGGAGCCGCCGCGCCGAGCTCAACGTCGGGGTTGAAACCTCGGCTGACCTTCCAGGCCGTGCGCGCGGCCGGGTCCTCGAAACCAACCCTGATTCCGTCGGTGATATCCCGCATGGTCCGCTCGAGCTCGGGCATGGCGCCCCGCAGACCGGTCTGAAGACCGTCCATGATCCAGCCACCGGCGGGGACCAGCAGCCGCAGGTCGTAGGCGCGGGGGCCCTTGTGCTCGGCGATCCAGTTGCCGATCCCCCCAACCCAGTCCTGAACCTGGGTGAACGCGGACTTCAGCCCGTTCAGGAATCCGTTGATGATGTTCTTTCCCGCGTTGACGAGCCACGAGCCTGCGTTGGAGAACAGGTTGATGATGTTCTGGGGCAGGTTGCGGAACCAGTCGAGCATGTTCGACCCGATCTCCTTGGCCCCGTTCCACATCCCAGTCATGGCGCTGGACACCAAGGACTTGAGCCCGTTCCACGCCGCGTTCCAGACCCCCGGGATGGAATTCCAGATCGTCACCAGGAATCCGACGATGGCTGCCCCGACACCGAGGACCGCGGAGAGGAGCCCGTTCCACACGTTGGAGAAGAACGTCGTGATGCCGTTCCAGATCGCGCTCCAGATTCCGGGGATGGCATTCCACATGCTCACGGCGAAGTTGACGGCCGAGGACCCGATGGACTTGACCATGTTCACCAGTCCGTTCCACACGTTGGAGAAGAACGTCGTGATGCCGCTCCAGATCGCGTTCCAGATTACGGGGATGGCATTCCACATGCCCACGGCGAAGTTGACTACGGTGGACCCGATGGTTAAGACCATGTTCACCAGTCCGTTCCACACGTTGGAGAAGAACGTCGTGATGCCGTTCCAGATTGCAGCCCAGATGGCCGGGAGGTCGTTCCACAGCTCAGTGAGGAACTTCCACGCGATCTGCGGAATACCAATCAGGACGAACAGGATTCCGACGAGCGCCCAGTAGAGAATATCCTTAATGGCTTCCCAGGCCGCGGCCCATGTCTGGCCGAGCAAGTCCCAGATGGTTCCCAGCCCGTTCATAATCATGTCCGGGATGCCGGTGATGAAGTTGACCAGGCCCTCCAGCATCCAGGTGAAGAACGCCGAGATGGTATCCCAGGCGCCTGCCAGGAAGCCAGAGATCGCCCCCGGGATGCCGGCGACGAACGTGGTGATGCTCTCCCACAGCCCCGAGAAGAAGCCAGAGATGGAGTCCCAGGTGCCTGCCATGAAGCCGGAGATCGCCCCCGGGATGCCAGTGACGAACGAGGTGATGCTCTCCCACAGCCCCGAGAAGAAGCCCTTGATCCATCCCCAAGCGGCATTCCAGGCCCCTACGACGGCGTCCCAGGCGCCCACGAGTACCGGCCACACTTCATCCCATTTGACGATGAGGAGCACAATGGCCGCGACGATCGCCGCGATTCCGAGGATGATCCACGTGATCGGGGATGCCAGCAGGGCACTGTTCATCACCCACTGCGCCGCTGCGGCGACGAGGAGCGCCGCGGCCAGCACTCCAACAGCAATGGCGATGCCCTGGATGAGTGCGGGATTCTCCTTGGCCCATGCCACGAAGGAGTCCAGCTTGGGGGTCAACCAAGTGAGCGCCTCCGCCACCTTGTCGAACACCGTGGTAGCCAAAGGCTCAAGCGCGAGCTTGACCTTGTTCACCGCGATCTGAAACTTCTCCGGCCCGTCCAGGGTGTCCTCCTGGGCCTTGAGGATGGTGTCCCCCGTGGCGCCAATGGACTGCTGGAGCGTGTTCAGGTCAAAGGTCCCGGACTTGAGTGCAGCCAGGAACTGCGGAGCACCTTCCGTGCCGAAAATCTTCCCCGCTGTGGTGAGAGCCGCGGCCTCATTCCCAGCAGCGAGGAAGTTCTGAATCTCCCCCACGGTGCGGTTAAACGCGTCCTTTGGGGCCTCTCCTCCCTTAGCCAGGTTGACGAGGCCCTGTGTCATGGAGCTGAGGGTCTTCTCCGTACTCAGCCCTGCTTTGTCCAGGGACCCGATGAGGGAAACCGTGTCCTCGAAGGAGAACCCCAGTTGCTGCACCGTAGGGGCGGCCTTGGCCGTCTCGGTGGCGAGGTCGTTCATACCGACGCCGGTGGCCTGGCTGACCTGGAAAAGTCGGTCCATCATCTCTGACGTCTGGTCCAGAGGGACATTGAACGCCTGGAACGACGTGGAGAGCTTGCTGACGTCGAGATTCTCGCCGAACAGGTTCCCCGCAGCGATGACCTGGGACGCCACGGTCTCCAGCTCAGTTCCGGTCAAGCCGAGCCGAGTGTTCAGGTCAGCCACGGTGGTGCCTGCATCCTGGAACGTCGTGGGGACCGTCGTGGCTACCTTCTGGGCGCTCTTCTCCAGCCCCTCCAGGGCGGCACCAGTGGCGCCGGTTCCCACGCGAATCGTGTCCGACATATGGTCGAACTCTTCGCCGATGTCGTAGAGCGCCTTGCCTACGCCGAGCGCGGCGGCGCCCAGGGCTGCGGCAATCAGGGCCGGGTTGATGGCCCCCTTGAGGCTGGACCCGAACTCACTGCCGAACTTGGAGCCACCGTCGGCGCCGCCCGCCCCGATTGCGTCTCCGGCGGCGGCGCCGGCCTCCTCCCCAGCCTTCTTGGCCGGCGGGAGCACGATGTCTGCGATCTGCTTCTCCGCCCCCGGGGCGGCCGCGATGAGCTCGTAGTACGCGGTTGCGAGCTTGGGCCCGTCAGCCATCGGTGTCCTCCGGAAGGTTCAGGATGCGGCGCATCTCGTCGATTGATGTTCCCTCGCCATACGGCGTGGCGGTGTCTTCCTCGGGCGGGCGGATCAGGCTGGTCACGGGCATATACTCGGGCGGGTCCACGCGCTTGTCGCCGGCGGTCTGCCAAGACAGCACCCGCAGCAGGTGGACGATGAGCGACTGCATATGCTCATTGGGGGACCAGGCGCCGCGCTCGATGGCTAGGCAGGACCCCGGTGGTGGGCAGGTGAGGTAGGCCCGCAGGTCTTGCCAGGAGAGGCGGCCACTCCACACGTCGTCGAGTGACCGCCCCATCCCAAGCAAGTCGGACCTCACCGCGTTCTCATGGCGGTAGGCCTCCGTCAGGAGGCCGAGGATTCCCCCACTGTGGTCCCGGATGCCTCTCCCCAGGCGGTGATGATCGCCTCCAGCTGGTCGCTGGACACGACGTCAGTCAGGCCCGGGCAACAGTCCTCAATGATCTCGAACTGGATCGACTCGGCCTCCAGGCGGGCAAGCGCCTGAGCATCCTCGGAGAGGTTCTCGTCCTTCAGGCGGCGAGAGACCTCGGAGAGACGGCGGCGGTACGACGCCTTGATGTGCTTCAGGAGCGGCATAGACCGGTCCTGCTTCTCTCCGGGGAGTCGGAAGATGAAGCGGTTCTCAGCCTTGTCGGCCTTGGCCCCGGGGACGAGGAAGGCACCGGCGGCGGGTTTGGTCATTGTGTGATCCTCTCGGTTGGTGTTTGGGTGTGTCAGTTCTTGACCCAGAACTCACGGTAGAACGCGCCGTCTACCGGGAACAGGTCGAGCTTCAGGGTGTTGGCCATGATGTCTTTGCCGTTCATCTCCACGTCGCCGTCGATGACAGCCTGAGCGTCGTCGTAGATGATGGTGCCCTTGGCAACGTCGGTGTTGACGATGACCACGATTCCGCGGTGGGGCGGAATCTCGTTGAGCTTGCCGACGATGTTGATGTTCTTGCCGGTCTTGGTGACATTGGCGTCGCCGTAGACGAGCTTGTGACCGGTGATGTTCAGGTACTCAGCGACCGGAATCTCGACCGACGCCTCGGCACCCTCGCGAGTGGACAGGATGACGTCGCCGCCCCACGCCTTCACCTTCGAGGTGGAGTTGGAGATGGAGCGCTTCGGGCCGGCATCCGTCAGGTAGCCGATGGCCTCCAGGGTCACTCCGGTCGGGGCGTTCTGGAGATCGATGTGGGCGGTGATCTTCTTGGCATCCTCGGTGGTGCACACGAACACACCGCCGATGACAGACATCGGCTTAGGCGCAATGACGTTCGAGGCATCGCTCTTGCCGTTGACAGGCATTCAGTCCTCCTTGTAGTGCGGGGTCCCCGCGCCTCGGGCGGGCTCGGTCCTAGTCTACGTCGAGGCGCTCCGACTCCGCGGTGACCTCACACTGAGCAGAGAACCGACGCGCGTCGGGGTAGCTCGGGTGCGGGTTGTCATACGGGCCGCTCTGCACTCGGCCGGAGTGCCACTCCTGCCTGTCACTGGCGATCACCGCCGACGCCACAGCGGCGAGGCGCTGAGCAGTAGGCCCGTCCTGGGCGTAGCAGTGGACCATGAGGATCGAGGTATGGGATACGATGCTCTGCGGGTACCCCCCGGCGACGTAGATGTGCACCGTGGGCGCGGCCATCGGGTCCTTGGCCAGGATGGATGAGACCGTGACGGGGGTGCCCATAGCGGCTGAGCACTCACGCTTGAGGACCGGGATCAGGCGCGATAGGACGTCTGCGGGGAGGATGAGCTGTGTCATGCTCCCCCTCCTAGGACGGCTCGCGTGAGGACGTCATCGGCGGCCTGAGCCCGACGACCGGCGTACGTGGCCGTCTTGACGAGTCCGCGGGCTCGGGTCTTGTTGGGCCGAGGCTCGTAGACGAACGGCTCTTCTGAGGGAGACCGGCCCCCTCGGTCATCATCACCGGTCTGGCTCGTAATAGCGTTGGCCGTCGCTGCGGCCTTGGCTCCAATTGCGTCGATCTCGGACTGGTACGACTGGCGGAGCTCATTGAACCCGTCGTAGTGGAACCGAATCTGAAGGACCCCCATCACCCCTCCCATCTCTGCAAGTTGAGTACTGCCGTGTCGGGCAGGAGCCCCGCCCCGGTGACGATGCGGACCGGTCCGTAGAGCCGATACGCCACACCTCGCCACTCGATTCGCGCGTGCTTCGTGATGGTCTCCGCAGCCGCAGCATCCATGTACGCCTTCTGGGTCCAGTGCTCGCCCTCGCGATGGGACGAGTCCTCTTCCGTAGGCGCCGCCTGCACGTCCACGCCGGAGATGGTTCTCGCCATCTCAGGGCGGTAGGACCGCTTGGGCGCTCCATGAGCATCCTCAGTAGTTGTGGGCTCCGTAACCGTGATTGTCTCGGAGCCGAAGACGTCGGACCAGATACTCACAGGACGCCCTGCCCGTCGATCCGGTGGCGCTCCACGGCATCGGCCCATCGGCGAGTCGTGCCCGTCGTGGACGCGACGCCGAAGGAGATGGACCGCGACCCTTGGCTGATCTGGTGGACCCCGGGGGTAGACAGCGTGGCGTAGATGCTCGCGGCCTGCTCGGCCACAGCGTCAGCGACGTCCTCCGGCACGTCATCGCTGCCGGCGGTGTACGTGACCTCAATGGTCCCCAGCTCGGTGCCCCAGCCGCCGTGTCGTCGCAGGGCTCCCGTGCGGGGGGAGTAGGTGAAGTGCTCCAGCTGGATTCCGCCCAGCTTCACGATGAGGGCGGAGACCCCCTTGACCGGGAGCAGCAGAGTCTCCCCAGCCGGCGGGTCCAGGGTCAGGGTCTTGGTCTCCTTGGTGACGCTGTGGCCGACGGCGGAGCGGAAACGTGCGCTTGCGCGCTCGACGGCATAGATCAGGTTCGGGTCCTGTTCTGACTTACCGAGCGAGCGCGCAAGCGCGGCGATAGAGCAGAGGTGTGCGGCCATGACCTCAGTCTACGTGGACTCTGACCCCCTCGGCGGCCAGAATGCGGGAAAGCTCCTCCTCCATGGCGCCGGAGATGCCCATCCCATCCGGGGTTCCGTAGATGGTCGCCACCCGCAGGAACACACCACCAGGGATGCACACCGTCAAGGTGTTGGGTAGCGGGCAGGATGAGGCGTACCCACATCGCATGAGTGCCTCGCGGGCCTCGGCGAGGTGGTCCACGATGTTCTCCGCCGTCATGCGGAGGCCCTCGTAAGGGATCACGTCCTCGGGGTCCTGGCTCATTCGTACTGGGTACGACTCCTCAGTCTCGACCGTGATTCCCTGGCGGGCGATCCGGGTGGTGACGGTGGCGATTGAACCGTCGTTGAACATCTGGTAGCGCGTGGTCTGCATGGTGGGCCTCCTCAGGCGAACGACGGGGCTTCCTCAGCGGGGGCAACGAGTCGGTCGTCCACGCGCATCTGACCGCTCTGGGCCGGCACTGACACCGCGGGGAACCCGTCTTGCGTGGGCGCGATGGTGCTGTCGTCCTTGCCGAAGCCGAGGAGGTACATCCCGGCGAGGATGGCAGCGAGGGCGAGCGACACGATCGAGATGGCGGAGGCGATGCTTCGGACGAGGCTCATTGTTTGCTCCCTTCGGTGGTTGGTGTGTTCACACACTACGTCGCCGAATGATCTGATGTCAAGTGTGGCGCACAGCACGAGGCCCCCGGGATCGCTATCGGGATCAAACCGGGGGCCTCGGCGCCGGGGTGTGTCAGGCGATGGTCGCCACGCACACGTCCTTGCGGCGGCGGAACACGCCGATCACGCGGGTCTTACCGCGCAGCAGAGACAGGCCGCGCAGGGCGTAGTCGCTGTGCTGGTTGAAGAGCTGAGCGACGTACTGCTCGCGCCAGTACAGCTCATACGCCTTCAGGTCACCGACAAGGGCCGTGCCCTTGGCGACGGCGGTCGAGGTGATGACCTTGTGGCCCCACAGCTGAGTGTTCAGCGAGCCGAACGGGCCGGCGCCGAGGTAGCGGCCGTTCTTGTCGGGAGCGAGGTCCACGGCCTCGAGGTCCTCGGGGTTGAGGACGATCTGGGCGCCCTGGGCAGAGTCACCGAGCGCGGTCAGCGACTTGCGCAGGGTGTTGAAGATGGCGTCGTTTCCGGTGCCGACCTTCGCCTGAGTACGCACGCCAGGGGCGCCGATGATGCCGCGCGGGCGGTCACCCGTGGCGGTGCCGGAGATGATCTCGCCCTCGAGCTTCTGCATGGTCAGCGCCATGAGGACTTCGCCGACGAGGGTGACCATCACGGAGTCATCGGCAAGCTCCTCGTCGGTGACGGGGAGCGCCTCGCCGATGGTGGTCGTGGTGGCCGTGTCGGCGCGAGTGGCGAAGGTGGCGAGGGGGAACACGCCGCCAGCGGTGCCAGTGCCGTTGTCCGTCTTGGCCTCGGCCTTGATCTCGGGGCCGGGGGTGACGGCGATCAGCGCGCGGTAGGGGATCACCGCGGCGTCGGTGGTGCCGGTGGTGATGGCCGACAGCAGCGGGCCGTACTGGGCGCGCACCTCGTCGTCAACGGGGGAGCCCAGGTGGAAGGCGGAGCCGCCGGTGGTGGCGGTGCCACGGTGGGCCACGTCGGCCTTGCCCACCAGGTCGCGGACCACGAGGTCCACCTGGTCGGTGGCGCTGGAGAAGCCGGAGGAGAAGCGGCTCTTGAATGCCTGCCACTCGGGGGACAGGACGAAGCGCTCGCCGGCGGTCTTGCCGACGACCTCAACGACGTCGGAGACGGCCTTGGTGGCCTTGGGCGCGCGCTCAGCAATGGCGGCCAGCTTGTCGGAGGCGGCCTTGCGGGCGGCGGCCTGCGCGTCCATCTTGGCGACGGAGTCCACGATCTCGTCGACTCGGGCGATGTCGGCCTCGGTCAGCTCGCTCTTAGCGCGCAGCTCGCCGGCCTCCTGAAGCAGCTCCTCACGAGTGCTCATACGGTGCTTTCCTTTCGGTGGTCAGAGGCCCAGGAGGGCCAGCCGGGCACGGGCGGTCCGCTGCGCGGCGTCGTCAGTCTCAGGGGCATCCTGCGACTTCAGCTTGGCGAGAGGATTCGCACCGCGCAGACACGGCCCGGCCTCCCACAGGTCCAGTTTAGTGAGGTGGCGAATCTCGCCACCGTCGGCCTTCTCCACGGAGTAGTCCTCGACTACTGCCGAGTAGGAGAAGTCCGTGATGGCGCCGACCTCGAGGAGCTCGGCGACGGATCGGCCGATCTCGGTGTCGAGCGCCTTCCACTCCAGCAGCAGCCCCTCGTCGGTCTCCTCAGCCTTGGTCGAGTAGCCCACGATGTCGGAGGTGCCGTAGCCGTGGCTCCACATGATCGGGACCGTGGGGCGCTCGGCGAGCGCCTCGGTGAAGGCGCCCTTGTCGGTCACCTCGCCGTCGGAGTCCACGTTGCCGAAGACAGCGACGAGGGCGGTGAAGGTGCCCGGCTCAGGCTTGTCGTCCTCAGGCTTGTCGTCCTCAGGCTTGTCGTCCTCAGGCTTGTCGTCTTCCTGACGGCGGCCTCCCGCGGCCTTGCTTGTACCCATGGTGATACAAGCGCGGGCGTGCTTCTGAACGGTTCGCTTCATGCCCTAAGCCTACGATCTCCACACATATGCGATGTCGCAGTTGCAGCCCACGATCTGGTCAGCGTCCCCGCCGCCCCAGTCGTGCGGCCAGCGCATGCCGTTGGAGAACGTGGCGTCCATGTCCACCGTCTCGCCGTTCATCGCCGCGTGCTCGGCCCGCGGGTGACTCGACCCGTTGTGGACCCACATCTTCTTCACGGCGCCGGATCGGCGCGCCCCCTCGTGAGACCCGAAGCCAGCGGAGTCCTTCACCGATGCGTCTGACCACAGCCCCAGACGGTCATCTGTGAGCACGTCCGCGATAGTCTCGCGCACAGCATCCCGAGCCGCGTCGTCCTGAGACGTCAGACCGAGCAAGCGCATCGCAGCCTCAACGGCCGCCTCGGCCTTGCCCTCCGCCATGCGTCGGATGTAGTTGCGGATCAGCCCTCGGCCGATGGTCTCTGTGCCGGTGCCAGACTCAAGGATGACGCCGTTGGCGGCGTCCACCGCCTGCTTGGCGAGGTACGGCTCGATGCGCTCGGCAAGCTTCTCGACAGCCGACTCGCTGAGCCCCTCCTTGCGGAGCTCCTCGATGTACACCTTACGCATCTGCTCCAGAATCGAAGGCGATGGTCTTGAAGTCGCAGCCTTCAAGACCACTCGGGCTTTTGGGTTGAGGGACTTCCCCTCCTCGGCGGCATCGCCCTGCTGGCGGTGGTCGAGCTGGTTCGTGTCCGCACCCTCGAGGTTCTGGGACCCCGAGTCCGTGGGGCTGGCCTGGCCGCCCTGGACCACGTTCAGCGGGACGATGAGCTCCTCGGTCCCCTCCAGGTACGGCAGATCGAGGCGCTCACGAGCCTCGGCGCGCGTCATCACCGGACCACCCGTGGCGGACTGGAGAGCCTGGACGCGCTCGAGCAGCGTGCCGTCCTGGGCCTCCGTGCGGTCGAGAACACCGTAGACGGCGGGGTCGCCGCCGGCGAGCGCTGGGACGATCTCGGCGTTCAGCGCGTCCTCGATGCGGCCGATGAGCGGGCCGAGCACGCGGGTGTACAGGTCCCGGCGCAGGGCTGCATACCCGCCGTAGTTCGCTTCGCGCATGCCGAGCAGCTCCGGCGGGACGCCGAAGTAGCCGGCGACCTCGATGTCAGTCAGGGTGCGCACGCTCGAGGCGCTGGAGAGGTCAGGCTGCACCTGCGGCGCGCTCTCCAGCTTCATGCCGTCCTCCATGACCGGGATGGACCCGCCCGACGTCGAGGACTTGAAGTCGGCCATGGCCTGAAGGAAGCGCTCCCGCTTCTCATCCGACCAGCGCGGCGCGTCCTTGGGGCGGGTCACCTGAGCGGCCACACGCGGGACGTCGGTCCACATGCGGCGGCGCCAACCCTCTGCCTCGCTGAGCTCAGACAGCAGGGCGCGCAGCGTGCGCACCGGGGCGACGGCGCCAGACCCGTCCGGGTCCCAGCCGTGCATGAGTGCCACGGGGAGGTCAGACAGGCTGACCGTCTCCCCGCCGGCGACCGTGGCGACGTCGTTCACCCGGCCGAACACGTCCGTGCTGAGCATGAGCAGCGGCGCGGGGACGCGGACGATCTCCTCATCCACCAGCACCGCGCAGGCTGAGCCGTACAGCAGCCAGTCAAGGGCAAGACCCGTCACAAGGTCAGCAGAAGATGTGAACCGTGTGGGTCTGCGCACAAGAGTCTCGGCCGGGGAGTCATGGAGCCGCTCCCGGCCCCCGTCCTCAGCACGATAGACGCGCCACGGGAGCGCTGCGACCGTGCTCGCCATGAACGACACGACCTTGCGCACGCTCGGCTGGCTCTCCCACACTCCGCGGATGCTCATCCCGGCCACAGACCCCGCCGTCGCAGAGCGGCCGCGCACGCTTCGCAGCGTGATCGGCGGGTCAGCCACCGTCAGACGGACGAGTGCTCCGCCCTTAGCCGTCAGCGCCATTAGTCGTTCTCCTCCTCAGGCGCGACGGCAATTGCCAGCACGCTCCCCCAGGGCACCCACATGGTCAGCGCCTCTCCGTCCAGCTCGGCCTCCAGCCGGAGCACGCGCTTAACGCGCCACAGAAGGAGACTTATCGGTCGGATTCGGACTGACAACTGAGTGTCGTCAGTCAGCGCTACGATCATGCGGGTTGGTGTCATGGGTCAATCCTACTGGCGATCACACAAGGAAGCCAGCCCCGTGCTCCTCGCTGGCCGCCAGAGCCTCCTTCTCGGCGTCGAAGATCATCGCCTGACTCATCGCTGTCACCAACGCGGCCACAAGGTCGATCTTCTCGCCGGACTTGGCCTTGTCGGGCTTCACGTTGCCGGCGGGGTCTCGAGCCACGGCAAGGTTGTCGATGCACCAGTCTGCGATCGGGTTGTCGTGGCCGAGGTCCTTCATGTAGACCAGCGCCTTCATCCGTTTCAGTGGAGCGCTCATCGATGCGTAGCCCTGCCGGACCTTGACCATGGGGAGCCCTTGGCTGTAGAGCGATGTCGAGAGCTGCGTAGCCGACCACGGGTCGAAGCCGATTGCCTCGACCTGCATCTCGCGGTCGTCCTCCTCGATTCGGCGCTGCACGACGTCGTAGTCCAGCACGTCGCCGGGCGTGAGCTCGAGGAGGCCCTGCTCCACCCACCGCGAGGCGGCGCCGAGCGTGCGCTTGTCCAGCGCCCGGAGGTTCTCCTCCGGCGTCCACGTGCGCCACACCGCCGACCACAGCGGCGTCCCCTTCGGGTCTCCGGGCTGGCGTGGAGTCAGCCAGCACAGCGCCGCGAGGTCCGAGACGCTGGCGAGGTCCAGGCCCCCCACGACCGGGCGGCCGGCGAGGTCGTCGAGCGTCCTGAACGGTGTAGGAGCGCTTCGGTCCCATTTGGGTAGGTCGATGTACCGGGCCGACTGCTTCAGGCGGCGGTTGAGCCGTAGACGCTCGAACGCGGCCCGCTCCTCGGGGCCGGTCTTGGCCTCCTCGGCCGCAGCTCGCATCGACTCGCGCGTCGGGGAGACGCCGTAGCCGGGGTTGGCCCGCTTCCACGTCTCCTCGTCGAACGGGTCCGCACCCCTCGGCGCGGCGAAGATCACCACGTAGCGGCGCGACGGCTCGCCACGGCAGTCGCTCTCCGCCCGCGATCGGCGGACGGCATATGGAGTCATGGTCCCGCCGGCGTCCGCCGTCGTGATGACGAAGCCAAGCGGCTGACGGCGCGCGCCGGTTCCGGTCTCGAGCGACTGGATCAGGTCGAGGTCCTTGTGGACGTGCATCTCGTCAGCCAGGTAGCCGTGCGGGTTTGTCCCCTGGAGTGTGTCCCCGACGCTGGCGACGGGCTTGATGACTGCGCCGTCGGCCGCTCGGATGATCTTCGACTTCCAGGCGCGTACGCCGGCGTCGGCCATCTGCGGCGATGCCCCGACCGCGAGTGCGATCGGGTCGTATGCGAGGCGCGCCTGGTCCTTTGAGCCTGCGGCGAGGAGCACCTGCGCGCCGCCCTCGCCGTCGGCGAAGGCCAGGTAGACCATGATGGCGGCGCTCAGGGTGGTCTTGCCATTCTTGCGGGGGACCTCGACCCAGGCGTCGCGGTACCACCTGACGGTCTTGCCGTCTGCGTCCTCGATCACCCACCCGAAGATCGGGGCCAGGACGTAGGCCACCTGCCACGGGGACGGCTCGAGCGGCTTGCCGG